TCTTGCGTTAAATGCTGGATACAATGTCCAGAGAATGGCATATGCCAGATATTAAAAGAAAATGAGGAACAAAATGAAAAGCTTTAAAAATGATAGCCATCGAAAATGGCACGACTATATAGAAAGAATATCACAAGAAAACATGCATAAACTTAATGCAATAAGAAAAGATTTTGATGAAAGAATGTGGAAAAACTCTTATTTAAATAAAACTACTAAGAAATAATACCATTAATTATGCCAATAACCTGATTTAAACCATCATCAAGGCATGAAGTAGTCACTAGGTGGACATCATAACCCAACTCACGCCACAAATCATGGCAATCTAATTGATTCGGTTGTGGTTTATTTTTTCCAACTTTCAATTCAATTGCAATCATTTTCCCTTTGGGCATTAATATTAATATATCTGGCTGCCCTGATTCCATGCCTTGAGATTTAATTCTATTTCTTTGGTAAGGTTGCAAGCGTATACCTTGCATGCCTATTACAAAATCTAATCTACGTAGAGCCTTTAATTTTCTTAAAGTTTTTACTATATGAGCCTGCAAAGAATCTTCTTTTATATTAATACCCACCGCCATAATATACCTTTCTGATATTACCCCATACCCCGAATGTATCATAAAACTTGCGCAGTTGCACTTGAATTCCTATGGCGTTAAGGTCATAGCCAATATAATTACAATCAACACCATCAATTGTTATATAATATCTCATAATACCCCCTTAAATAAAATAAAGTATATTATATAGTATTATCTGTGCATTAACAATGTATAATATATTTATTATTAATTGACATTGTTTCATATAACTTTATCATAAAATAAAATAAAGAAAGGAAATAAAATGAATGTTATAGATATAATGCAATATTTTACAGGCGATGAGCCTATTTTTGAAGAATTAATGATCGAACCCTTAAAACGAAAAATGAAACAACCAATAAATGATAATAAAAATATTTGATTAATACGATAATAATACCTTGACAATACATTTATAGTACGTTATATATAATTAACAATAACGAAAAGGTAAGAAAAATGTATATAACAGAATTTGAAGATCAAGAGGATGCGGTTAATATATCTAATAAAGCAGATGGTGTTATGACCGTTTTAAATGTCTTCTTAAAAAAGATAAATGATGCAGACGACTTTCTACATAAAAACCTAGATAAGGATGGTGTAAACGATGAAGACGAACTTCATACAGTTTGTGAAAATATATACGAAATTCAATCGATATTAGGAAAGCTCATAAAAGAAACAGAGATTACATTGAGGAGTGCAGAAGATTATGATCCAAGTGATATAGATAACATGATAGAAGATGAAACTGCGATGTATAAAGCGAGGGCTTTATGATTGAAAAAACAATAAGTGATAAAATGCTAGATAGGCTTTTCTGGCACTTACATACTAAGCCAGTAACAAAACTTAGAAATAAATTATTAATAAGATTGGAAAATGAAGATGAACAAAGAAGAAAATAAAGAAACTAATATTACTGACATACTTCATAAAATACAAGTAGAGCTGAAAGCTCCTAAGAATCAGTATAATAAATTCGGAAAGTATAACTATCGAAGCTGTGAAGATATTTTGGAAGCAGTCAAGAAGATTTTACCAGATAAGAGTTTTCTAACAATATCAGATGATGTTGTGTATATAGGAAACAGGTACTATGTCAAAGCAACAGCAACGTTAGGGCGTGGAAATAGCACGGTATCCGTTAATGGCTTCGCCCGTGAAGGTGAGGACAAGAAAGGCTTTGATGATGCTCAGCTAACTGGGGCATCAAGTTCATATGCCAGAAAATATGCTCTAAATGGTCTGTTCTGTATAGACGACACGAAAGATGCAGACGCAACTAAAATAGAGGAAAAACCAATAGTTAAAATTATTCCTGTTACACCAGAGGAATATACAGAATTACAAAAATCTGTAGATAACGCAAAAAGCGAAGCAGAGCTTGGTGAGGCAAGAGCTAAAATAAAAGCTTGCTGGAGGAGGCTATCAAAAGAATGGCAAAAAACTATTAGCAAGAAAATATTAGATAATGAGTTTTATATTAAGGAATAATGACAATGATCACCTTATGCGATAAATGTGACAATGTTGTTGATAAGAAAGCTAACCCAAGATATTGGGCGTGCATAAAACATATAAGGTTATTAGATGGTTTTGTTTCAAGCACAGCAAGGGTTACTAATCCTTATTTGTTTTGCCGAGATGTTAATGGTGGCGCTTGCCCTTTGTTTGAGGATATTAAATATGAAGCAAATATTTGTACTGAAAAAAGATAACTATTCTATCATATATGATTATCTTTCACAAATTGAATTTGATGGAAAGATGAAAATAACAATAGAAGAGAATAAAAAAAATAGGTCGAATGCACAAAACTCATTATTTCATATGTGGTGTAAAATCATAGGAAGCCATACTGGATATATGATGCATGAAACAAAAGCTATATTAAAAAACCATTTACTGGGGTATAACGAAATAATTAATAAAAAAACTGGTGAAGTAATAAGGGAGCTAAAATCTACATCAGAGTTGAATACAAAAGAATATACTAAGTTTTTAGAGTCAATAGAAGTTCTGGCTATGACCTATTATAATATAAAACTACCAAGACCAGAAGATATTTACAGAGGAGCAATGGATTAATGTTAGATATAAGCATAAAACAAAGAATGTATGTTGATTTATGGCATGCATGGTATGTTGAACACGGAGCGATAGCTTCATCAATTGAAATAGGACGACTAGCAGACAAAAGCCCTAGCACCGCTCAAAGTGCTATAAATAAGGCAATGATCAAAAATAATTGTAATACAATACATGAATTATTAACAAAAGATAAACAAATTATAGGAGAATAAAATAATGAATACTGGTAATAGGAATACTGGTTATAGTAATACTGGTGAATGGAATACTGGTGATAGGAATACTGGTAACAGGAATACTGGTTATATGAATACTGGTGACTGTAATACTGGTAACTGGAATACTGGTTATATGAATACTGGTAACTGGAATACTGGTGACTGGAATGCTGGTTATATGAATACTGGTAACTGGAATGCTGGTGATAAGAATACTGGTAACAGGAATACTGGTGATGGGAATACTGGTGACTGGAATACTGGTGATGGGAATACTGGTTATATGAATACAATAACACCAGAAGAAATACTAGTTTTTAATAAACCATTATCAAGAACTATATGGGATGCGGCAGAAAAGCCACTTTGGATTCATGCGACAATAACAAAGTGGGTAATAAGTGATAATATGTCAGAAAAAGAAAAAAAAGCTTACCCTAGTTACGTAACAACAGGAGGATATGTCAAGTCTTATACATGCCTAAAACATGCTTATGTTGATGCATGGGAAAAAGCAGATAAGGAAGACAGGGATAAGACTAAGTCATTGCCTAACTTTGATATAGATGTTTTTACAGAGATATTCGGCTTTAATCCATTTAAAGAAGAGAAAAAGGAAGTGACACTTAAATCAACAGAATATAAGCTAAATAAAATTAAACAAATTATAAATAAAATTAAACAAATTATAAACAAATTATAGGAGAATAAAATAATGAATTCAGTAAACAAAGTTATATTAATTGGTAATATTGGAAAAGATCCAGAGATAAGATCAATGCAAAATGGAAACAGTGTAGCCAGTTTTCCTGTTGCTACGTCCGAAAGCTGGAAAGATAAATCAACTGGTGATTGGAAAGATAAAACAGAGTGGCATAACATTGTTGTTTTTAATCAGCACCTAGTTAAATTCTGTGAATCCCATCTTGAAAAAGGAATGAAAGTTTATATTGAAGGGGCATTAGAAACAAGAAAATGGCAAGATAAAAACGGAGTTGATAAATATACAACTGAAATTATGCTGAAGGCTTTCAAAGGTGAGATAACTTTGTTAAGCAAAAAGGAAGAAGATTCTCATAAAAATGAAACAGTCTCACCAACACCAGCACCAGTGCAAGATGATTTAGAAGATGAAATCCCATTCTAATTTTATGCTCAAACAATTGGAGAGAGATATGAATAAAGTTAGGGATGCTGTTTATTGGGCTGTTAGTGGTGCTGTTTGGAAGGCTGTTTTGGAGGCTGTTTATTGGGCTGTTAGGGGGGCTGTTCTGGAGGCTGTTTATTGGGCTGTTAGTGCGGCTGTTTGGGATGCTGTTAATGATGCTGTTGAAGACATCACAAATTTAAGGAACTGGGGTGAGATATGAAAAATATATCAACGTTAATATTGTTGTATATAAAATCTAGAAAGTATGATTTTACCTTTTTGGCAATCCATGAACATATAAAGAGGCATGGTTATGAAAATATATCTTATACAGATGTGAGGAGAAAAGTTTATTCATTATGTTCGACTGGTCATTTAAGAAGAGTTGCTAAGGGCGTATATACGAAAAGCTATCAACCAACAACAACACAAGTATATGAGTATTTAATGGATAATAATATAAGCGGCTTTAATCATAGGGATGGTTTAACAGACAGGCTTGTAGACTATATAATAAAGAAGAAGTTTGATAAGGCTAATGAAAACCTAAGATGGTATGGGGGTATTAATAAATGACAATAGGAAAAATACCTTTATTAATCATGATAAGTATATTATTTGTTGTAGTGATAAGCCAGCACCAAGACATACAAACAATGATTCATCCTGAAAATTGTGTTTTTGAAATACCTAGAATTAATGGTTTAGATTTAAAGCAATTGCCAATACCTAAATATTAATATAAGATATATGAATTATATCTAGAGGATAATTCATGAGTACGTTGCTTAATAATTTTACAAGTAAAGACCCAATGTTAAATATAGCAAAAGGTGAAGTCCCTCATCATGAGCAATGGGAGGAATACGGTAAAGCACCAGACATAGATATAAGCACTGGAATTGTAGATATTTGGGGCATTAAATCAATTTATACAGGATTCCCTATAAATGACGTTGAAACTATGGAAATATTTTCTACATCTTTAAATGACACAGTATTGGGGACAGGGGCTAGAACTGTTGAGATCACTAACCTTCTTGACGTTAATGGTAATGAAATGCCTAACGTTGTTGTTAACATGAATGGTACAACACCAGTTTCACTAGGCTCACAAACATATTATCGTGGGGGAACTGTAGTTAAAGTGCTAACAGCTGGGTCAAGCGGTCAAAACATGGGCGATATAACACTAAGGCACACAACAACAACAAATAATATATTTTCATTTCTCCCTATTGGTAACAACCAATCATCAGTTTTAGCTTATACTGTACCCATGGGAAAGACTCTATATGTGAATCATATTTCCATACAAATGGCTAGGAATAATGGGGCAGCTGGATCGGCTCAAATGTCGGTTAGGGCAAGACCATATGGGGGCGTATTTAATGCCATAAAAGATCCAGAGATAAGCAACAGTTCCCCATACATGTTTGATGGTGGAGTTTATCATATATTCAAAGAAAGAACAGATATTAAGTTAAGTTGTGAAGATGTATCAGATAATAATACAATAATTACGGGAGACTTTGGGGGGGTATTGGTAAATAATAATTAACTATAAACCCCACTTCCTTAATAAATAATTATCTATTACAGATATTTCTAAATCAGATAATAATTTATTATAATAAATAACTTCCGCTATTTGACCTTGATGTCCGAAAATATTTCCAGTAAAAGCTCCTATAACAACAATACCAGAATGAGCAGGCTTAGCGTTAGTTGTGCTTGATGCTAAAGACCAGGTACTAGGACTAATATCATTAGTTACAACGCCATTAATCCGTCCAACCTGACCAGCTCCTCCGCCCTCTATATTTAAAAATGGTTTAGTATTATCAATAAAGCCATTAGCACAAGCAACATGATAATTACCACTAGACGCCGTAACATGTTGAATTAATGTGTCAACACCCCCTGTATAAGGATAAACATTAGTTTCTTTGAAAACTACAAATATAGTTGTTTCTGCCCCAGTAGTTAATGCAGGGGCTACTAAGTTATCAGTAGTGCTTCTATCAAAATCAATTACGTTTAAGCCATTTTGCGTAACTGATTTAGTTGTTGGTTGCCTTGATCCCGTAGCTTGAACAGCATGAGAACCATTACCAGACTTATCACTCCATTGGGATACTGCCCCTCCAACTTCTATAATTGTTGAATGATCTGCCGCATCGAGCCATAAACTAAGGTTATCAATTTGTTTAGGATTAACTATTCCCGTGACAGCAGTTCCAGTATACGGAGAACCCAACAATGTGCTTTCATTGTTTTCTGGTAATAATGTTCCACCTAATGGATTTATTAAAGTACTCATGAATTATCCTTTTTTAAAGGTTAAGTCTATAGTACCACTTGTAAAATTACCCGTCTTACAAAACAATCTGTACTCCCATTTACCAGAAACCAAACCAGTAGCTATATAACCATCGCCATTATAGATTATTTCGTCATCATCAATCCATGCAGTAGTTCCATAAGGTCTTCCTTGTAACGTTATTGTGCCTACTCCAGAGTTACCTAGTGAAATTGTATAATAATCAGTTACTAATATTGGATTAGTCCCTGTATTTTCAGCAGTTATTGAGGTAGTTTGTTCATTATTTACAGCCATTTTATTATCCTTTAATTGTTAAGTTTACGTTGTTTTGCTATATCCAAGCTTTTTCTAATAGCGGTTTTCTTTTTGGTTTTTATAATACTATCAGATTTTGCGTATTTCTGTAACACATCTTTTTTTATTTTGTACTTACCGAAATCCTTATGAAGCCTGCCACCGAAGAAGAATACCACAATTGTACCAAGAATCCACCATGCTTGATCTGGCATTAACTCTAAATTCCTTGCCCCATTAACAAAAGTCTCAGGGTCTAGCCAACACAAGACAAATAAATATATTGTACCAAAGGCGAATACTGGGCGTGGCAGGCGGTTTAATCCATCTATGAGGCTATCAAACCAGTTGTTACTATTACCGAACTCACGGGCAAACTGTGAATGAATTGAAGTGTTTCTATCAGCATCATATTTATCCCGCTTCTCTTTGCTGCCAAAGAAAGATTTAATCATGTCACCAATAAAAGGAATGTATCTAATCATCAATATTTTCCCCAAAAACAAACTTGTTTCTTGCCAATATCAACACGCCTATCTATATGAATAAAGCTCTTATACACACCAACCGACCAACCAAGATTCAAAGCAACCGCAACCATTTCTGTCCTCTGCTTATCGTTTTTGACAGCTAAATCTATAGCTAGCGTCCCTTGCCTACCGTCTCCAACATCTTCATAAATATGATAGCTTGTTTCTGATCCACCTATTTTTTTATTATGGGCAAACGATCTACAACACGAATTGACAATAAGCGGAAACCCCAAAGTCTCACGATATAACAATAGTTCACGTTCAAAATTAATGTCAAGCTCAACTATATTTGTTGCTCTGCATTGTAACTCACTATCGCTAAAATAATCTGATAATTGACTCATCAAAACCATACCTTCATTATATACGCCCAACCAAGACTTATAACCGCAAATATACCAATGACTTTGTTTCTATCTTTTTTGTATCCCTCTATGTGAGGCTCAATCTTTGTTTCTATATGATTGTCAATCCTATCAATTCTTTTATGAGCTGTTTTTGTAGCCTGTTCTGCAACGATCATTTTTTCATGCGCATTATCAACCTTGCTGTTAATAGCGTCAGTGTTTTTTATCAGATATTTAATATCAGTTCTTATCTCTGCGATACTTACATCATTATTTACAGTCATGATTTCCTCTTCCAGCTAGATTTACCGAACCATCTCACACCTACATAAGCAAGCTTTGCTAACCAAGATTTAATGCCCAAATAATCAAGCATATCTTTGAATAATAAATCTGCTTGTTTTCTTGTGAAAAATACTTCTGAGCCAGCCATTGTTTTTAAAAATCCGTTTCTATATAAATAATCGTGAACAATTCCAGCTGGATCATGAATCCCTCTACGCTCAAACTTAAATAATGACCAAGCAAAAGACGGAACACTTGTTCCATCATAAATAAAACCTTTATCTATGACAAAAGTTAATCCGTCAATCTTGAATATGTAATCTTTTTCAAGCCTCAAGCTACCCTCAATAGAATCATTGATATAAATTACATAGGGTTGTGATAAAAAATCTATTTTCATTTTGGCTTCTCCGCTCTAATTTTCTTCTTATTATCATAATCAAGCCGCACCTTTGCAGGCAACTCTTCTTTGGTAACAAGACCTTTACTGATGATTATATCCATCAAGTCTTCTGCAATACGAGGCAGTGAGTTATCGGACTCTTGCATTTTACGTTGCCAATCTTCCAAAGGTTTTTTGGCTTTTGCAGTATTAAAAGCTACTTGGTCTACCTTCCATTTTTTAAATTTTTTATCCCACACGTCAAATTCATTGGGTTTATCTAATGTGTATTCATCGTCTAAATCAGATATATCATTAACTATTCCAGCATACTCTTTTGTCATTACATTATATCTATCTTTACCTCTGGGATCAGAAATAACAGACCATGATTCTTCTTCATCACTAAATATACATATCTCACCAACCATACTTTCAGGTGGCGCAATAATTGTTGAATTAGCAGGATAATGCCAAACAGCCTTTGTTATTGGACACAACTTCGCTACACCTTGACCAATATATATTTTTGTTTTTTCATCATATAAATAAACTTGTTTTGTACTTTTCATTTTATTGCCTCTTAATATTTAATACATTTCATTTTAATAATGGATGGCTGTATATTATTATGTGCCGCACCTGATCCAGACGATGTTGTTGATACATTAGCCGCAACACCGCCACCACTAGCACTTGAATATGGGACTGTCCCTCCTGCTGTGGAATCGTTTTTAAATGCAACTGTATGTGTGTGTGCCGCGTTTTCAGCCGTAGTTAATGAATGGGTTTCGCTACCCCCAATATCACCAACAGCATTCCCTAGTGTTCCAGTACCAGTCCCACCAGAACCAACTACAACTCTTCTTTGTTGATTAGGTAAATTAAAGGTTGTTGAGCCATCCCCGACGCCATAAGTTGTCCCAATGGCTGTAAATAAATCAGAATAGGTTGTCCTTGATACAGCTGCACCATTTTCATCGAGAAAACCAGCAGGTGTTGTTGTTCCAGAATATTCTATTGTTGTTCCTACAGGAATAGAGGATAAATCAATAATCCCCTGAACAGTGGTTTTCTTGGTATTATTGCTATCAGACACATCGCCAAATATGATCTCATCATTAGCTGTTATAGTTGCGGATGTTTGACCGTTTATATCATCTATTGAACCAGCATCACCTTTTGAGCCTTGCGTACCAGATACCTTAATTGTCCAGTCTGCCAGTGTTCCAGTACCACCAATATTTGTAATATTCATTGTGAGTGTTGTGCCAGAATATGATGTTACGGAGCCATGCATATAGTTTGTAGGGTCAGCATCAGAAGTTATCAAAAGCCATGTACCAGCAGGAAAGAGCTTCCCAGATTGTGTTGTAAATACTTTTGAACCTATACCAATTAATAATGATGTCGTGCTTGTTGCGGATAAATTAGCCACACTTTCGGCGGCAGCCGTTGCGCTATTAGCGGCAGCCGTTGCAGATAAATCCGCAGAATCCGCACTTGCCGCAGCAGAGCCCACTAATAAAGATGGAGCAGACACATAAATATTATTAACTCCTGTCGCTGGAGCCGTATTAAATGTTAAAGATGTTTCGTTGATTGTATAAGCAGAAACATTTTGAATATCATAGCCAACACCAGCCCCAGCATCAACCCATACTTGGATCGCCTTCTCATCAGTCCCTAGGGACTGAGACAAAGTAAATGTTGTCGTTGAGCCGTCCCCAGAAAATGTTTGAAAGAACGAATCACTTGCCTCAGCCGTTGTAGTGAACGATGCCACATTGTCAGTTGTTTCGATCGTAACATCATTCACATCTTTTATTACAAACTTATACGAGCCGAGCAACCATATTTGAGCACGTCCAGCAGGGTCTAGTACAACGGGATTAGTATGCTCTATTAAACCGCTCTGATCTGTAAAAGTAGCTTTATTTGTTGTTGTTCCTGCGGAATAAGTGTATACTTTCCCGCCAGATAATGGAATACCATTATTATCAAAAAACTGTAAAAACGGGCTTGTCATTAAAACTGCCATTATTCATCCTCACTTACTATAATTCCAAGAGGAGCAATTGACGCACCCCTTGCAGAATTGGCTAAACTATCATACCTAAAATACGCTTGTTTTACTAATGCTTTCTCTGATTTTGTCAATACAGGCGATCTTGAAACACCCTCCAACATTAATAACTTCTTTTCTGGGTTTTTCTCATATATTATTTTAGCTACCTGACCCGCTGTCTTATCATTCATTCCATCAAATAGCTTTCTAATCACCGTTCTAATACCACTCACGCTTGCACCTGTTAGATCACCACTTGCTACCGATGCAGCAACGGAGGCACTGTCACCAGCAAAGTCAGCCGCAGCTAAGGCTTTTGATGTTGTTGGTGAACCACCTAAGACCTCATTTTTCATTTTAAACATTCTATCCTCTATTTTCAACGACTTTTCTAATCCCTTAAATTCATCTGGGCTTAAAATTGTTGCTAGTCTAGCTTTTTGAGTTTTAGACCCCATAATTTTATTATATGGATTCCTGCCCTCGATATTTTTATCGATAACATCTCTGATAGACTTACCAACACCGATTTTAAATGCTTCTTTTTCTTTGTTTGTCATTTTCAATAACGTTTTCTTAATAATTTCTGGATCGTCTAACTTTGTAAAACCTCTTCCTTTGTCCATTGCACTTTGAACGCTTAAATAATCACCTGCTTCCGCCCTTGCCCTTGAATAAGCCCTTGTGACATCTAGTTTATCCATTTCCTTAATCAGTGAGTTTTTTTGTGCCGTTACTATGCTAGCAAGGTGATTCTCACCCTCTCTGTACAACTTCCTTATTTTTGTATCCATTGACTTTTTAACATAATCTAATGTTCTTAAATTCAAACCAGAAGCAATTGCACCTTTCACATCTTCCATTTTACCGATAGCCGCCAAATCACGTGTAATTTGTTTTAACTCAGCATCAGGTAATCCCATCAAAGACCTGTCATTTTGCATTATATTTGCAGCATCTTTTAACGCTTTTTTTCCTTCGGGAGTAGTCAATATGTTATTTATTTCATTTGAACTCATAGACTTATTAGCAGAAAAAGCCTTTTTATATAATGGATATGCCTTAACTCTACCAGCTTCTAGTAAGTCATCAGCAGTCTTATAGTAATTCTCAACACTACTCACATTTTTAGATATAGCTTTTTTTATGTTCTCTGGAGCATCAAGTATTTTCTTATTAAAGTATTTAACCGCTTCACTTTGACCAGATGGATATTGTGCTGAGCCTTTTGCTAGTGTAGTCATTTGTTGAGAATATATATCAACAAGTGCCTTATCACTTACCTTCCATTCCTCTAGTATATTCTTCCATGTATCAGGAAAATCTAGTTTTAGTTTTTCTTTGACTTTATTTAATGCCTCTTTCTCAATACCCTTTGAAATAGCAACATCACCACCAGCAACATTCTTTATACCGCTCGCAAACTCATCAAACGTCCCTACATTCTTGCTAGGACTAATTCCACCAATCCATTTAACTATTTTGTTCTTTAATGGCGCAAGGACAGGAGCTACCACAGCACCAGCAACAGGTAAGGAAGCACCAAGAGCCAAACCAGCCCCAGCGCCATACTTAAAACCCTCCAACTCTTTGCCATGTTCTGCCTCACCAGCGGAATAAAGTCCTGCCGTTGGGGCAAGTACAGCACCACCTTTCGCACTTCGTAATCCGAGAGTTCCAAGTTTTGACATTTTTCCTGCGTCTTTCGCAACTTTGCCACCCCGAACAAAAGAACCCACTTTGGATAAGCCTTTTGGTATTGCGTTGATTGCACCTCTAATTCCCTCCTTTGAAGCTATACCACTTAACGCCGTTGCAGAAGCTAAAGGTAATGTAGCACCGATTCCTGTAACCATTCCAGCGCCACTAGCCCACGGATTCTGCTCCGATAATGCCTCTTGATGTTGCAAGCCTTGTTCGTATAGATCACCAAAATCTTGCTCTGTTTGACCGTACTTACCATACGTCTTAGCTTGTAATTCTGGGTTTTGTTGTAAATGTCGTTTTAATGTTTCGGTCATTTCGTATTCAGGTGAATAACCAACCGCTTCAGAGGCTTTTGCAATACCTGCACCCATAGCAGTAGTAGCCTTTTGACCGAACGGAACAGCACTTGCTAAACTTTGTATGAATGCTTCACCAGCACCGCCAGCATAACCATAATCTTCCTGTGGCACTTCTAGTGGTGATGTCTGAATAAACTCGCTAACCATTACTTGAGCTTGTTCTGGAGTAGTTCCATCAGGCACTTCAAATCTTGCTATCTTTCCGTCTGGCATTTCAAATTTAGCTATCGGCATCTATTCAAATCCTAAAAATTTAACTTGTGGTATTGACTTTTGTCGATTTTTATAAAACGCATCTTCACTATTTTGAAGTAATCTATCAGGTATTTTCTTGCCTGTTGACCTCGATAATGTTTTTAATTGATTATTCCAACCTCGAACTCTCGCATTAATTTGCGCAAGTTTCTCCTCGGGGCTTGAATTTAGATCACCCATAGTTGATTTTAACCAATTACCCTCCTCTACCGTGAACGCAGCACCGAATGTAGGTTTTAGCTGTGGTAGAATCTCAACACTAACTATATTTGCCATAGAGGCAGCAGCCTCAGCAGGAGTTCCAACATTCAAACCAGATTGCCTTTTAATCCAATCAACAGACCTACCAGCCTTAGTATATGTTGCCACCTTAGCAAGGTCTTTCAATCTATCCGTGGCATCAGTCAGGGCGGGATAAGCTGCTACCAATGAATCAAATGAAACTATATCCTCACCCATCGACTTACCTTTTAATGAGCTGACTTGCTTCTCATATTCGATCTTTGGTTGCATCACTAAATTAACATCAGATACCTGCTGTGCGATATCCGCCTTTCTTTGAGGCTCAAAGGCTGTTTTAGCCCGCTCAGAGCCAGATTGCTTACCATATTGTAAATCACCTAAAGCATCCACTATTCCATGTTTAGGAATATACCGACCTTGTTGATTTTGCATTATACCTTTTTCTTGTGTTTTTGCAAAAGTCTCAATGGCATTTGCTCGCTCAATATTTCCTGATTGCTTGGCTTCTAAATAAGCATTCGCAAGTTGTAATGGTGCAGGAATTGAGCCACTGCCAGCCATTAATGGATTGTCAACCTTTTTTTGTAAAAGCTCTTGTTGCAATCTGTTTGTTTCTATACTTTGTTCACCAAGCTCAAAAGATTGTCTTTTGGCCCTTTTTCTAGCTTGAAATTCCTCTTCAAGCCTGTCGAAATCAGCTTTGGTTCTTAGTTTGTCATAAATATTTGCAACCATTTTTTAACCCCTGTTGTCATATTCATCTCGGTTTTGATAGCCACGCAACAACCTAGAAAGCGTATCAGTCACTAGATTTGACCTATAAGCTTTTGATTCCGCTCTTGATCTACCACCCTGAATATCAATATTACCTATTGCGCCTGCTGTGTTCAAGCCTTGCGCAGCCTGCCCAGACAGCATTTGATATAATGAACGCTGTCTTGCTAAATCGCGATTATATGCATCTTGATAACCTTGTGCAGCCATGCCTTGACCAAGCTCACTAACTTCTTTTAGAGCACGACCAGAGAAATAGCCACCACTCGCAGCTTGCCTACGTGCCAAGGCTTGTTCTGCTTGAGATAATCTATATTGATAACCTGGATCTTCTTCATAATTAAAATCACCTCCAAGCTCACCGCTTGCCAAAGCTTCTTTTAACCGTGCTTGTGCTTGTCTTCCTCCTGCTTCATAAGGGGCTAACCCCTCCTTAGCCAGTCTTTGAGACTCCAAGATCTCATCTTCTATATCTTTTGCTGTTTTATAATTAAATAAAGCTGAACCTAAATCGCCCACAGTACCCAAATTAATACCATATTGTTTTCCAGCACCAGATATTCCACCTAAAGCCCGACTTAATCCACTTGGTTTTTTAATTGGCATTCTTATCTCCTCGCCGTTCACATTAATATAATTCTCTTGTCCACTACTTAATCTTGAACCAGCATAACCACCAAGTCCACCCATAACAGCTCCAGATAATGCATCTTTTAACTTACCAGAGCCGGCATAACGGCTTCCAGCACCAGATAAAGCCCCAGTGAATGCACTAGCACCCGCACCAGACAATCCTAAACCAGAAGCTATTGAACCGCCATAGCCACCTGTTAAACCACCAATTCCTGCCCCACGTAAGGCAGATTTTAAATCACCCCCGCCCAAATATCCTTGTAAACCACCAGATAAAGCGCCTTTTATAGCCGCCTTTTTTGCAAAACTACCTAAAGCTGTTCCGAGTGTAGAAGTCCCTGCCGTTGCACCCCCTGCACTAATTCCAGTTGTAGCGCCCGTTGCACCTGCTGCACCCGCCCCAAACAATGCAGGGGCAAACGCTGAACCAAAGCCAGCCGTTAAAGCTGTGCCAACAGCCATACCAATAGGACTACTTATAAATCTTTTAAACGCACCGCCTTTGGCTTTTCTTCTTGCAACTTGCTCGGCGGCTCTCTTTTCAGCCTCTATCTTTTTTGTTTTATTTGTTTTAAATTGTGACCTAGCAACAGCCAATGAAGCCTCACCACCACCATAAGCCTCTGCTAGACTCTCTGGAGTAAAATAACTTTTACCATTATATTTATACGAAGACAACGGAGCATCTGGGACATTCTTATTAAGAACAAATTCTTTAAACGACATTGGAGAACGAACATTTCTTGGAATATCATAAACTGTGTCTGTTTGTAAAGCTGGTCGAACATACCAAGGAGCAAAACCCTCTTTTTTAGTTTTGCTAATTGCCCCAGATGTTCCCCCTATCACATAATCTTTGTCAATATTAGGGTCATAGAGACGTTGACCTCTTAATGATGGATTCCTATCCCATAAACCACGATCAACTTCATATTGGGTATATTTTGTGTCAGATCGAGGATTGTCTCTAGGAACATAAGAAGTAGCATAAGGAGACGGATCAATGGCCTTATAGCCTTGAAGAATACCAACTTCATTAGCATATGGATCGCCCCACTGATTAACGCCACGCGCCCTCGCTTTATCAATCTTGGCTTGAATCAAAGCCTCGCCAGCAGCTTGATAATTAGGATTCCAGCCACTTTCTACTAACTTATTATAATAATTAGCTGATTGTGGATTTTTATTTATCCAATATTGCAGGGTTTTAGCCGTATCTTTCACTTTATCTAGCCTCCATAATACCAATAATAGTCAGTGGCACGGTTACAGCCGACCATGCAGGGACGTATATTCTATTAGAACTAGCCACAACATGACCAGAGCCTGTACCGAGATTCCCACTCACGGCAAAGCAAATGCCGTCACCATTAATATCTATAGGAAAATTATTTATATAAGTTGAACCCGCAGATGAACTGGTGCTTGTTGATGGTGTTATTGTAACCATAAAATAACATAAACTTTGGGAAAGTTTGTAATATTTACCAGTGATTGTTGGCGTGCCTGATATTGTTAGATTAGTGAATGTTGGAGCAAATTCCGTACCTGTGTCGCCTGTGAATAAATTATTAAAGAACATCAACCACGGCAAAGTAGGTTGACCTTGCTCATCAATGACTTTTTCTGGTACAGGAGGGGGAGTATTGCTCATAATAAATAGCTCCCCGTTAAGGCGACTTTGACGTTATCTGTTATTCTTATCTTGAATGTCATAATTTCAGCAATTCCCAAACGTCTAAACGTGACCTTTGTCTGAAATTGCCCCGCTTTCCCTATGTTAACGGTATACCAATTCGACCATGTTCTTGCACCGTCTTTACTTAGTTGCAAGGAAATCTGTGGATTTGTAGAGCCTGTTTGTTCACCGACTCCAGTTTCAACACCGATTACGAGGCTATTATATCTTATTCTTTGGTCTTCGTCACTAATATTCGTATAAATCCTCTCACGAACAAGTGGAGAACCTGCATCATCATTATAATCAAGGCTCATGATGTATAACTTATTATTCCTTCTATCTCCAACAATGTGCTTATCAAAAGCGTAGATACAGCATGAACCGAGATGTTGTTCGAACTCTCCTGCATCATTTAAGAAAGCCTTTTCATGCCATAAATTTGTAGACATATCATAAACAAGCGATGTCTTTAGTCCACCGCCCGTAATTACATAGAAATCGTGCCCCTCTTGTTGATAAACATAACCTATCATATTCTCTTTATCGGTTGCACTTTGTATCATTTTCTCTATAGCATCTGTAGATATTCTTTGCGGTGATAATCCAGATGTACGATAAACTATCCCTGATCCTTTTAAATCACGACCAACCCACAACATCGAGCCATTATGTTCGGTTGCGGTGTGTGGGGCTAAAATCCCCGTGCTAATTTGTGCGCCAGATATTCTTTGAAACGGGAAAGAGCTGTTTCGAGTGTTAGACCATATTTCTAATGTGTTTTTGCCAAACAACCATAATTGCCCAATTGCGGAAAAAGGGCGGACAAGATCATCAGGACTACTTTCAGCAGTAGCGAAGTCTAAAGCACTCCAAGACTGCCCATCATATAAAGCAGATATATAAAATTTACCACTATTGACCTCATTAACGACAAAATATCCATCTAGGAATGTTATTGTCCCGCTTGTAGGTAAATCAGCATCTAGAACACGGGCAAAGGTATTGTCACTATAAAGCATTGTGTACACATTGACCCCATCACAAACTGCTATCTCTAAGCCGTTTTCAGCTATTGATATATTGCCTATACTCTGCAATAGAGTACCCCTTGAAGTAAGAACACCAACAGAATCAACCTCAAATAATTCTGAACCAATAACAAAAAAAGCGCGCCCATTTCCTGCTACAAAAGCCCCGCGAACTTCACCAGACCCGCCAGATGTAAAATATTGAAGACCAGCTGTGCTATACATAGCCGAAACTTCCTTTCCTTGCTTATCAAAAACTGGGTACAGATTTATTGATCTTTGTGCGTCAAAAGGCAACGATCTTTGTTCATATGTCGCACCTACTAGCCCTATTTTCATTGAGTCCACCCCGTGAGTACATTATTAAGGCTATCTATGCCCCCGACCCCGTCAAGTGTGTTCTTCTTAGCGACTGAACGTTTTATATTTGCTAAAGATTCACGGGCAATCATTAAAGTTGACTGCGTCACTTGCTCCCCATATTCAGGGGCAAGCTCCATAGCTAAGTTGTATATCAAAGCTCTTTTCCACCCAGCAGGCAGATCGATATTATCGCTCAGAGAGTAAGTAATAAGGGGTTTTTCTGTTAACAGAAATATTGAATAATTTACACTTGGAGTAGGATATATCTTTATTTTCCCTAAAGCGTAATTATTATTATAGTTTATAAAATCTGGTATATTTGATTGTATGCTTTTTTGTGCAATGTTCGCATAAGCATCATCATTAATCATCTTTAAAGGGTAATCAGTCACCCCGATTCTTATATATGACGATATTATAGATATTGGTCTTGTGGTGTTGAAGTCACCGCCATCGCCTATCGTATAATCAGACACACCACCAGTTAAAGAAAAATTTTCTAATGTTCTGGATGTAATCATCAATGAATTATTTGACCACGACTCCATTAAGTCATTCAACATCTCTAAGCCATCAACAACCTCATCAGAGGACGGGACTTCGTTTTTAGTTATAATCCCGCTTTTTCGCATTGCAGATGTTATAATATCAAGAGCCGTGACCATTATAATTTATTCCTCTAACCTAGAAATTAGTTTACTTATCCCGATATTCGGGCTATATTTGATACCCCTCTCATCAGCAATAGCTTTAATCTCAGACAATTCTAAGCCATCATACCTTGAAGCTGTGCCAGATTCTGATTTAATCTCATCATCACAAATCCAGCCAAGACTTATAAGCTCTTTATGTATATCGTAATGATCATCATCAACAAGCTTTGTCTCCATACCTTTTTTAAATTTTAAAATCATTATATAATCTCCTTAAAAGTTACAGGGGGGTTTTATTACCCCCCCTATGATTTAGCTAGTTATTCTTGAAGCCCACTCGGGACGATCTGCAACCAGACCACCAAGGAAATCAAGACGTGTGACCATTCGGCGTTTATTGATGTCCCAATCACGAACAATCGCAACAGTGATACCATCTACGGTCTCTTGTGCCGCAAATTCAGCTCTTTGAGGCATAATAAGAGGTACTGACACCATTCTAAACGCGTCTTTATGATACGCTAAGTTTTGAGTGTAAGTAGTAGAAGCTGCACCAATAAATACCAATGGGGCGTTATCAGCAGGTAAGGCACTCACATTTTGCAAACCTACGTCAGCACTACTATAGATACTAGGTGATATCGAGACAGTCGCCTGTCCTGCGCCATTAGCAGTGGCATCAGCCGTAACAACAAATTGCTGTAGGAATGTATAAGTTTTCTTAGTGATTGGGTGAACCGCATACACTCCAGCTATAGTGAAAACCTGACCTTTAGTAACTGTACCAGTTGTGATGGTCAAGCCGTCTATAGTAATCGTACTAGATCCAGAAGAAACCGCTCCATTAATAAGAACAGAGGTCACATCATTGCCATTTTCATGATCGTTTAATAACTCATTCTCCATCCACTTAAAGCCATCAGCAAGACCAATAAAGCCTTGTTTGTACTGCTTGGCTATCTCATCAGAACTTTGGAAAAGCCCTTTACGAGCATTAACCGCAGAGCGACCAGCCGTTGAATCGAAGCAGATATATCTCTCATCATCTTTAGGAGCAAGAAACTTATTCATTTTCTCACGAGCTGATAAGATTGTATCTGGATCAAAAACAGTAGAGCCAGCCGTGCCAACAACATTATATGTTGCATCAGAAGCTTTCTCTAAAAACCTTTGTTCAACATCTTGACCGATTGAGCTAACAGCGGGCTTAACAACACGCTTTATAACATTCTTCATTTCAATATCTGAGGCAAACTCAAGAGAGTCTATCTCAATTCCAATTGTAGAAATAGTGTCTAGCGAAAGAGCCACTTTTTCTTCAGTGATGTTCTGGACAGAGGATGTTATATCAAATGTGTTCTGAGGGATGTATCTTGCAGGCTTAGAAATATAGATAGTATCGCCTGCGCCATAACCATTTTTACCTTTAAAATCCTCTGGATCAACTTTTGATATTGATTTTGTAAATTGCAGACTATCTGCAAGCATCTTTGCGGCTGCTTTGGCAATTATACCAGGAGCATCTTTGTTTGTATTAAATGTATTAGCCATTTTTTAGTTTCCTTATAGTTTGATTAAAGATCACCCTAAAGCCCACTTGACGATTTCATCAGCATTCATATCAGCAGGAGATTTAGAACCTCCCTTTGTGCCATTGACCCCGCTCATAGGTCTGGGTGCTTGTGTTGTATTAATTGTGTTTGTTTTGCTTGTCATAGCTACTCCACGATCAATTGCTCTACCAATCTCCATCGCCGCCATCGTTGGTGATAAATTAGAAATCATCTCTAATTTTCCCTCTTTGGCTAACGCATAAAAAGCCATCGGAGCATTATCAGCTTCCATAAAAAGGCTTTGTATTTCCTCTGAAAATGAGTTAACAATATCTATATTACTCTCAACAATTGAACTAAAATCAGGAATAGACTTTCTATAATCATCTGATTGTTTGGATACAATTTCCGCACGCTCTTGTCTTATTCTTTGATCGTTTTCTGTTTGTTGTCGCTTTAAAGATACTTCTTTTTTATTGTTTTCGTTTTCTGCTAGACTCTGTTTTATCTCATGCTTAGTAACAGCTTTTAAATAATCGCCATAAGTATCAAAATCATCCTCATTCGGAGGGTCATCTTTCGGCTTATTATTTGTAGAACTGCTTTTCATTTCATTGAGTTCAGATATTAGCCTCTGCTGTTCTGCACGAAGCTTGCCAATTGTTTTATCACGCCTTGACAGTGCGTTGACTGCTTTTTTGGGGAACGGAGTGTTTTCTTGCTCATCAACCGCATTGTTATGCGTGTTATCAGAGCTAGAATCTTCTGCTACCTCAGTACTTGCAGCCTTATTTTCTACAACTTCATTTGCTTCCATCTCAGGAGCTTGTATTGTATTTTCTTCCATTAGTTTTCTTCCTTTTCGCTTGTTTCTGCTGGCTCATTGCCTAACATATTTGACGCTTCGTCAAATTCTTCTGTACCTACTAATTTAGCGGTATCTAATTTTATATTAGCCTCTGTCTCAAGCTCTTTTATCTCTAATTCTTGTTCTTTTATTCGTAGTTCAGCCATCTTAATTTCTGCATCAAAATTGAATTGTTTTTCTTTTAGTTGAAGCTCTAATATCTTCAGCTCATTACTAGCCTTATCATTTTCAGATTTAGTCATCTCTGATTGAGCTTTTATTTGTAAATCTGCCTGCTTATTATCAATATTTTCTTGTAGCTTCTGCATCTCAACTTGAAGAGCTTGAATAGTCGCCTGCGCTTCTTGTTGAATGGCCTCTATTTGTTGTTGTGCTTGATTATCTTCTTCATTATTTTCTTCTAATAATTTTGGATCAATTAGTTTCTTCATGCGCTCAGACATCGCAGACGCACCAGTGAAATCCATATTTTTGAACAACAAATCGCCCATAACCTGCATAAGATCGGGTTGCCTAGTGACAATATCAGAAAAGAACGTTGCCGCCTCTTGTCGCCTAGTCGTATAAGACGCGCCAGCCGTAACTTTTACGTCATACCTACCTTTTGAAAGATCAATAGACTCCTCCTGCTTGTCAACGGTTGCCCCATTAATACCGATGCGTTTTGGCTCATCTTCTTCGCCTATAATACGTAAAACACGCTCTGTGTCATATATTTTTGGTATGGCAGAGACCAAAACTCGTCCAACGTGAGTTATCGATTTCACTAGATTATCGCCAAAATGATATGTAGCAACCTCACCTTCTTGCTTGCGCTCATTAATAGCAACACCAGAAGTTTCATTCCCACGAGCTCCGAGAGACGCACTATACATCCCCATAGTCGCCTTAATATCATCTATTGTACTACGTGATGCATTAATTACACCAGTTGGAATGGTGGGTGGCGGCAGCCTAGTAGGCATTGGGGCTGGGTTACCGTCCAAATCTGTCTGCTTATACCTAAGAACCATAGCCTTATTCGGGTCTGACCAATCCTCACTATAGTCTTCCACCTGCCCTTCTGCCGCCATCACAGGAGCTTGGGGCTGCTTCATAATCAATTCCGTTTCTAAGGACTTCCAAAAATTAAACATTTTTTGCGCTTCTTTAGATTTACGAATTAGGCTAAATATATTCCGCTTTCCCTTGTTCCATGATTCCTCTCCGAAAACTGGTATAAGTGGGATGTAACTGCCAGGGAAAACAGTCTCTTCTAATAGATCGGCACCAGAAAGTTTGTACCTTTTAATTGTCCTGCGCTTTATTGTACGGATATTAGCATAATCGTGACCATCTTTTAAGTCTTCGATGTGACCGTCTTTGTTAATACCGATTGTTCTTTTTTCCTCAACAACCTTAAAAAATTCTGCAATTGTAATATGATCATTACCATGAAAATCTTGTTCACTATTCTCAAAGCAAATTGGATCAAATTTTGGGTATTTTTCTTTAAAATCATCCGCCGTGATCTGCTCAAGTATAGTGCAGTGCATCGCATCACGACCATCAAGCTCTATGGAGTTGCTATCAAGGAAAACTGCTAATGGATTGACCACACGCTTTATTAAAAGCTCCTGATCAAAAGAAATCTCATCTATATAATCATGATCAACCCGAATAAAGCCAATAGAACTTCTGACTGAATCGTTCACAGAATTATCATAGGCATCATCAGCAGAACTGGAATACTCAATATTTTTGATAAGACCCTTGTAAATCTCGGCAATTTCTTCATCACCATCTTTCCCAGATGGAATAATATTTATTGTGGGGGTATTTATTTTTATGTCATTTACGACCTGATGAACGAATTGCCCTAGCTGATCAATTGTTAGGGCGGGGCGTTTGGAATTTGTTCTTGCCAAAGCATCAGCAGTATCCCACTGAGCATAAGCATTATCAGAAAGAAAGTCTATATCATCACTAGCTTTTCTGTATATAGGCGACCAATAATCTTTGTCTACGCTGAATGTTTTTTTAATTGCTGTAATATCCGCTTTTTTCATAAACCACTATCTTATAAAATAAGCATCAAATTAATGTGCGAAAAAACCATTGTAAAAAACATATGGTATGAATATATTGTATATTAACTTTAATTTATCTCGTTGTCAAGCACCCATATATGAGCCAGTAGCTAAAGGGATTGGCTTAATCTGTCTTCTTGATTTTTGTGCGTTCATTGACAAATCGATTGCCTGCGCCATATATGTGAAGGCATCAGCTGGATCACTTGCCCAATCATGGAGAGGCTTATCTTTGAAACGCTGTAGATTCTTATCCCATTCATAGTGATAATTATTTAGAGCGTGAATACCATCAAGGCACTTTTCATCATCTATATAGCACTCTTTTAATAGTGAGCGACCAGCCTCAATTCTAGAAGCCACCGAACTTATCTTTATCACTTGTGTTTTGAAATTTATAGAATTTAGTTGCTTTTGTATTGACCCGTGAGCACCCAGCCTTTCATGAGCTGCATCATGCGGCAAATAATGGACGCCGAATTTATATGGCTTAGACCTAATCTGCTCAACATAATGGACTAAATCCTCACCTGTATTTGCGTAATAGTCTATAATCCGAACCTGCAAGCCAACTATTTGCCAAAACCAAATCACCGTCGCATCTCTACGCCCTAAATCCCAAGCTGTATAAACTGGAAGCCCAGATTTATAAGGTACTGGGCAGAGCCTAGCATCTTTTATGGCTTCATCAACCAAATTCGCAAATATTAACCCAGAATGGCGTAAATCAAACTCACCCTCCCAAATATGGCGGTAAGCAACCTCATCTTCATTGCGTAATGCTTCCATCTCTTTAAAAAGAACCTTTGGAAAATAAGGATTATCGCGCCAACTAACTTTCTTAACATAGGTATCAGGCAATTTTTTAGCAACGAACCTTTTGTAGGTTGGGTCAGTAGGGTTTTTGGGATTAAAGGCTACCCATATTTCAGAGCCATCTTTACGAATCGACGGTATAAGCAATTCCCATGAATGATCTGATATATTTTCTGATTCTTCGCACCAAACAATCGTTATACCCTCAATGCCTTTTATTTCTGTAATATTATGCTTTAAGCCCTTAAATAAAAACTCCGTGCCGTTTTTTGATTTAATAGTTGTTTTTAAAATATTATAATGGGCATAAAATAAAGGTGTGGATTGAATTATGTCAGATAAAAGCCGATGAACTGAATCACCAATTGAGGCTTGGAGCTCTCTTGTACAAAGAATACGCTCTTTATTAGAAAGTCCTTTGATTAATAAAGCAAGGGCAATTGAATAAGACTTAGCACCACCACGACCACCATAGTACACCTTATAACGACTCTTTTTAAAAAGACCATCAAAGGCTTTAGGTATCTTTATTTGAATCGCTTTCGACAAAAACTACCTCAATTTTATTGATTTGATCAGCTGGATTCCCATTCTTATCTAAATTTTGATGCTCCGATCGTTGTAATTTGGGGATATGATATTCGATAACAGAAGTGAATAATTTAAAAGCCTCTAGCGGGTTGGGGTTGACCACAACATCACCAGAAGCATCCTTAACACCATTCGCAATATCATCAAGCCATTTCTCGAGTCGGTGGACATTGTTGTCAACAAACATGGAAATCGCCTCTCGTGCCTTTATTGTAGACTTATTGGCGACACCTTTTGTCCTTCCATTAATATTGCCAGACTGTCCCTTCACAAATACCATAAAAATTGTACCTCATTGTTTTCTTCAATATGCTATATTTATATATAATAACACTTAAAATACACTAATTCAATGTATATATTAACCTTAATGAATTCTGAGCTAAAGTGTCAAAGTCCCATACCGTAGCGATTAAAGCCGTGGTACATGAACTTAGACAGGGAAGATTAACCTCAAAGTTATTCGTCGCTTGTGCCAACTA